CTTCTTGAGGATTTCTGCCAGCACCACCTTGAGTGACTTCTTCTATTATTATACTTACATCTTCCCAAAATCTCAATTCACTCTCCCAATTTAAAGTGTCCTCTTCCCAATTTAAATAAATCTTTTGACTCATATTATAAATATATATAAACCCCTAAATTGTATTAAATTAAATATATATCTATTTTTTAAAAAACACTTGCAAACTCTACGCAGAAGGTGGACTTGATATATCAGGAGGAATTAAATCAGGAGTCTCAGTATTTAATTGAATATATCCATCTACTAAAGAAGCTTTGACGGAATTTTGACTTGTTGATGTATAACCATCAGAAACATTTAAATTATTAGATGATCCTTCGCTAATAACAACCTTTCGTGGCGTTAGTAACTTCTGCATAGTTAATTTCTTATCTTCAAAACTATCAGGAGATAAATATGCCATCACAGTTATATTAAACTCCGTTCTAACCATTCTATCTTTACCACTGGTCATTTCCATATTGTTGTTATAGTCACCAGCATAAACCCTGAATCTAAACCTATTCTTATCACCCCAATAATCTTCCGTAGCAAAATTAATCTTCTCTATAACCTCATTCATCTGCTCAACATAAGTAGTCCATACCATGAAATCATACGTTATCTTAACATGATCAGGTAAAGTAACAGCATACACAGAATTAACAGGAGCCACGGCATTTGTTAACAAACTAAATTTATCATACCTGTTTTTTTGCGTATACTTAGTCATGACAGGATATGTCAAATGCCGATTCAATGTCATTAAACTTTCATTTTTAGAAACACTATTTCTCTTAAACATTAATACAGGTAATTGAATCTTGCCATTATAATCACGAATCACTCCGTCAACACGAGCACTCTTCCATCTCTCAGGACTGCCATATATAATAGGAACCTTAATTCTCGTATCTCCACTTGAAATTATATCAGGGTTAATATCCTTATCTAAATAATTAAATATAGTAGTATCAATATCCAATAACGTAATACTATTATTTCTAATATTATCCGTATCTCTACGAGTATTCAACGCTCTGTTCTCACCAATATTAATATTGGATACATCCGATGTAGCTTGAACATTATTCGGCGGATTATTATTTTTATTTCCTGTCCAACTCATATATATTATACCTGTCTGTTAAATACATTAATTCCGCTAATTCTAGAATAATGCGTCTTGACTATAATTGATAAATTTTTATTCGGTTGACCGCCTAATAATTGTTTGTCATTAAATATATTCTCTATCTCGTAATACCTTTGATTAAAAAATACCATGTCACCCATCTCAGGATAAAAATTAGCAGTTTTTAAATCATCCTCCGTAAATCTAAATTCTAAATCTTGACTCCTATCCGTTCCAAATCCTTCATCGTCCGTTTCTAAATCCGATCTCTCAATCAAACAATATACATCAATGCCTGGATAAAAACTCTTTCCTTGATTAGGCTTGGCTTCACCATACACATTAACGGGAGTATCTGTAGAAGATAATTTAAACAATGTCACCATAGTCTGAACAATCTCATTCTTCAATTCATTGTTAACAGAACTTATTAAATTCCTGTCTCTGTAACTAAAATATCTTCCAATATTATCCATATTATCTTAAATCAATAAAAATAGCCTCTCCTGCAGTTTTAGTTGCCGTAACATTAATAGTATTATTTGTAAAGTTACTAATAGATAATGTACTGCCATCAACCTCTATAACTTGATTGGTCGTATTAGCAGATACACTTTTAAAATTAGCATTTTCTTTAATAAATTCTAATACACACTCTTTAACTAATAATTTTAATTGTTTTTTATTCATAATTTTATCCAATATAAATCATCAAGGGAACTTTCTTCAAAGTATCCATAATTTTGTCGGCTTCATTTGCCTTTGCATCTAATTGAGCACTTCTACTAGTAGCTTCTAAATTTTCTCGCAATTGTGTCATCAATATTTCTTTTTCAGCAGTAGCCTCACTTCTTAATTCATTGCCATCCAATGTTACTTCACCGCCGGGAATAGGAACGGTGCTATACTTCTGTAGAATTCTACCAAGAGTTTCTTTACACAATGCCAAGAAATATTTTCTAATCCACTGGCGGCTAACCGCATTAATCTTATGATATGTAACTTCTTGATATGGAACATTACTATAATCACTTACAATATCATAATTACTACCACTGCTAAATAATGACCCACTTCCATATAAAGCATCTTCCACAACATATTCAACATACATCGTTCCATCATAAGTCGGTATAGGAAATATTTTTAATTTATTATTGACAATTTCAAAACTATATCCACTCTTTCTAATCATATCATTAAACTCAATCGCCTGACCTCTCAATAAATCTTCAAATAATGGAGTCATTAAAAATTGCGTAGCAGGACTATACCCAGCAAATCCCATCTCATTCAACACATTGCTATAACTCATACCCGTCATACTAAATGGATCATATATACGAGCAAACGCAGGAGAAGGTCCATGAAACACTCTTCTTATCTCAATCCTACTACCAGATTCCATTCCATTGCCAATCAAATCTTGTAAGTCATATGATTGTTGTGCATAATTTAAATTAATAGGAGCCTTCTTCACTTCAACATAACCTCCGACACCTATAGAACTACCATAGTCTTTAGCTATACGAATTAACGTCGGTAAACCAGATCCTTTTATATTTAATCCATTTATATTAGGATTCTGGTTGGTATTCATACCTTGCAAATTTAATAAATTATTACGTATATTAAATTGATTAACCTGCGCCCCATATTCATTCACGGCTTCTTCAAAACATGCATAGAAATTAACATCCTTCATTTCTATCTCAACAATAGGATACCCAAGCCTAGTAGCAGCCCATTGCGCCGAATAATAACAATCATACTCAAAACTACCAATAGAATTAGTATTAGCCCCCGATTCACTAATATAATACCCGAAAGGAACAGAACTAGTGTTCACAGCACTGCCACTTCCAACCCATCGTATTAAACTATTATCAAAATCACTCATATTCACATATAAATATCAAAATGTTTTTAAATAACACGATTAAAACATAACATATTCGTATTTCAAGTTACCACAGTCCCATATTCTATCATACCCATTGAGTTTCATGTTTTCCCACTCCGATAAATCAGGATTCATTCCCATTTTCACCAATTTATGCTTCGTGAAGTTAAATCTGTGAATTTTTGTTTTGTAATCGTTTGTATACCAATAGTTTGGTGGAGTAATTCCTGTAAACAAGAACCCATTTTTTATATATACATTATCACCATCCCGTGACCAACAAAGATCAGCATATGTAATTATCTTTTTTGGATTGTGGTTTTTTATAAAATATGACAGCAGTTTGGAGAATGTGCCAATGGCTATGTCGTTTTTTAATGATGCAAACCTAGATAATTCAAACATTTTTTGCCCTTTTTGTTTTTGTCCTTTTGATATGTTAGGTTTTGAAAAAGTCATAACAGATACCAAGATGTCTTTATAATAACACCCGATATTCACGGTGGATATGTCGGCTCCTTGAATATGATTATCATTTAAAAATATGTTTTTTATGTTATTATCTATCTCTCTTATTGAACATTTCCGAGCGTGGTATTTAACACCAATTTGCTTTTTTAATATATGTTTCAGTTTACTTTTAATTATCTCTTTTTTGGATAACCACACGTCTTCAAATATGTGAATACACCTGATTCCCTTTTCTTTACATAGTTTAGTTTTGTTTATATGATAATTCCTGAGTTTACCACCTCCAATTTCACTATGCCAGAATAAACCATTAAACTCAATTCCTATTTTTAAATCAGGCAAATACAAATCAATTTCATGTTTTCCTTCAAAGATCTTTCTAAAATTTTTAACTACGTTTAATTGTAGATCGTTTTGTAAAAATCCAAGAATTTCCTCTTCATATTTGGATTTCACATATGGATGACACACTCTACAGTTAAAATAACTATTATGATACTGTTCAAACGTATTATTACATAGGGTGCATTTAAACTTATAAAGTCCGTTTTGTTGTTCTTCGTATGAGTTAATCAATTCTATATTATAGAGTTTACACTTCTCTTTCATTAAATTATCAGAATACGTCTTTCCTCTTTTTGCTATAGAAGTAGGCGTCTTCCACGGTAATACAATATTATTACTAATAGCACTGGATATTCTATCGTTAGCTTTTTTCCGCATTTTTTCTTTGGATTCACTTGTATGTTTTTTTCCATACATAATATTTGTCGCTCCACTGGAATTGTGGCCTGATATATAATTGCGATGATATGGGTAAACATAATTAAGAATTTCCACGGAATTATTACAACCGCATTTACATTTTGGAGTATCACCATTCAGTATGTTTTTTATGATATAATCTGGTTTAGACATGTTATGATGATTTTTTATATGATATGATAAAGCGGTGTCTGTATACAACTCTTTATTATACAATGCGTCATCTTTACATTCTAAACATTTTAGTTTAATGTTACTTTTTTTTAAAATACACAACGCTTTTAATTTATTAACTCTAAATTCGCCGTGTTCATTGATATAATCATTTAAATTTTTGGAATGAGAATCTCTTAAATGTGTAAACATGCCGACGGTAGAGAACTGTTCATTACATAACTTACAAACTATTTTGTTAACCTTTCGCTTGACAGAAGATGTAACCTTTCTAAATTCTCCATATTGACTTGTATATTCATTTGATGAAATTTTATGTGTATGTTTTAAATGAGAAGAAAATGCATATAGAGATATTTCTTTTTTACAAATGTCACACGTTTTATTTTTAGGTTTATTAATAATTATTCTATTCATAATAATAAATATACACCATAGAGTCAAACCGCACAAGTTTTTTTGTATATCTACTAAATGAAATATAAAAAAGAAAACCCCCGTTTTCACAGGGGTTTTCATGATTATAAATCTTATAATTAAGATTAGACTTTATCCAAATCAGCAATGTATATTTTGCCGTAGAACTCGGGTCTTACTACCTTCTTAGCATAACGAGTCAATACTCCACGTCTTGGTGTGAAGTTGATTGGATCGTACACTAATGGAGTTTGTACGAGAGGAATATAAGGAGCGTAAACAGCGCCGGTTTCAAGGAAGTTATTTCCACGGAAGCCAACGAGCATTACGTTTTCAGTCATATAAGGATTCTTGTAAACTTGGAAGCGACTTGCGAAGCTACCAACACGAGAAACGCCCATTGCGAACTTGGCACTATCACCATCGGTGTTAACTACATATCCTGGAATAGATTCCAAGATAGTGGCAACATCAGGTGAACATACTAAGAAGTTAGCTCCACCACGGAGAGTCAATTGGTGAATCTTGTTAGATACCTTTTGAATCTTGTTTCCGAGGGTTTGGAACCATGTACTCTTAACATACGCGGTCTTAACGGAGGTATCAGTTGTAACCGTGAAGCTAGCAACATTAGGATTAGCTTTGGAAATTTCACGTCCAATAAATGCTGACCATGCTTCAGTTGTAGCAGCAGGAGCAGCAGTAATTAACATGTCGAGGATTTCCAAATCAATTTCCATCGATACATATTCACTGAGCAATGCAGTCAACTCAGCTTCCGCATCAATACTATGATAAGCATTCAAGTCTTGAGCAAGTTCTGGAGTCCAGACCGCTTTTAACTTACGTGTCTTAGCAACAATTGGTTCACTCTTGAGTTCCAAATTAACTTCAGGAATGCCGATGTTATTAGTGCCTGTTGGATTTGTATCTTCAAAATCACCACGGGTACTATCCGTAGGTTGTTTTTGATAGACAACTGATACTCCGCCGGTAACAGTACCTGCCGCAAGCAAAGTGGTTGATCCAGAGAAAACTAACACTGCATTGTAAGCAGGGGTAGCAAGAGTGCCTGTATTAGTAATTGCATTGAATTGACCGTATGTTGTGTTTACACCTGATCCACTGACACTCCACCCACGAACACTGCTCAAATCTGCGTTATAGAGAGTGGTAGTTAAGTTAGTACCATTGCTTTGCACATTTGTACCAAGCGGAATGGTGATGGTATATAACGAATTTGCTGTATATGTTACTACACCACCACTTGTATATGTAGCATCGTTATTCAAGTCATTTGCACTTGATGTAGTGAAACTTGATGAAAACACGCCTATAGAACCAGTGGTTACTGAACCCAAGGAACTTGTAACTTGATTGGTTGTATAATATCCTTCACCTGGGCCATACAATCCGTTTATGGCTGAATCCGTTGAACCGAGTTTAATTTGAGTTCCACCGAACATTGATTCGCCGGAATTTTTATTGCCAACGGTCGTACCATACTTGAAATCCAAGTAAAAGATAAGACCTGAAGGAAGGTTCATTGGTTGTACGCTTACGAATTCCTTAGCAGCGATTTCTGCGAATACACGACGAACGAGTGGGAGAGCTACGCCAGCCCATTGTTCGCTGTTAGCAGAAGTACCGGTTGCGGTAGATTCACTAAGCAATTGTTGTGCTTGATTCTCAAGCAAGATAGACATATTGGATTGGTCGATGGCCTTAAGACCTTCGAGCAAGCCTGTCTTTTCCCATTTACCACGCAATTGACGGGTTTCTTCCATCAAACGTGTTTGTGGGTTTTGATTATTTGTCAATAATGACTTCATATCACTCATATTTTTATTTTCCTTTATTTTAGTTTAATTTTTCTCACCTGTAGTTTTACTTAGCTTTCTTGATTCCCGCGAGAGTTTGGAATCTTTGAGCTTGTGCGTTTGTGTTTTCAACAATTAAGTTTTTGGCTGGTTTTGTTGAAGCCACGGGTTTGCTTGCTAAACCTTCGGTAATAGTTCTTGCAACAGTATTTGATTTTTTAACTGTTGATCTACCAAAATTAAACGATTCAGCTAAACTTGTATATGCGATCTTAACTTCACGAATTGTTTGGGTAAGATCGAAAGTCTCGATAATTTTCATTTTCTGTTCATTTGTTAAATTGGCTTGCTTAAACAATTTATTTGTATATAGCAATTTTGCATTTAACAAATTAACTTCATTGAGTTGTTTTCTTAAATATTTGATGCCTTCATTGGCTTCATTAAGTTCGGATTGAATGGCCTCTTCTTCACACTTACATTTAGAACTACCACACTTTTCACAAACTTCTTCTTCTTCTTCTTCTTCGGAACCTTCTTCTTCAGTATCTTCATTTAAAGAAGCCAAAAGTTCATTGAGGTCAACTTCCTCTTCTCCATCTTCCATAACGGGAGCAGGAGCTTGTGGAGGAACGGGGGCTTGTTGAGGAACAGGAGCCATTGGTACTTCTGGTTGAGGAGCAGCCGGCATGGGAGCAGGAGCAGGAGCAGGAGCAGCAGGAACTTCGCCAGCTTCTTCCATTTCTTGAGACAACTCAGCGAGAATCTCATCCAACTCTTCATCGCTAACGTTGTCCTCTTCTTCAGCGTCTTCCTTGAAAGCACGAGGAGCTAAATGATCGCCTTTTTGATTTGCGGTAGGAGCATATTCTCCTTCATCACGCATTTCAGATTCTTCTTCACCATCTTCCTCCATACCTTCTTTGAATTTGGGACGACCGAAATCAAGTCCTCGGTTGTTTTCAACATCAGAAGCGGATTTATATCCTTTTGATTTTCCAGATCCACCAACTTTACCAGCACTGATATCAGAAGATGTGAACTCTTCTTCCATACCTTCTTCATCGCCTTCTTCTTCCATACTAGCTTCTTCTTTTAATTTTTTTGAAAGCATTGCTTCTGCTTGTGGTATGAAAGCTTCTTCCAATGCAGCTTTAGCATTAGCAAGAGCAGTAGCTCTTACGGCTTTAGCGTCAGCAATGGCTTCTTCTAATAATTTTGACATAGTTATTTTATTCCTTTTATTTTCGTGAAGTTATTTGAACTCCAATAGTAGATAATTTATTGGACAATATAGGGTATATTGTATTCTGTAATATAAATATGTATGCAAATTATAAAATTGACAATTTTCACTATTTTATTAATACTTATTAAGTGATAGCAGATGCAAAGGTAGTATTATGATAATTAAGACTTGTAAAAATTGTGAATGTCAATTTGAGACGCATAGAAATGA